AATGAAAAAGCAAAATCTTGCAGAACATTTTGGAGATATAGCACTTTCTATTGAAGATTTACAAGAAGCTGCTACTCATATTATTAAAACAGATGCGATAGAACAAGTTAGGGATGCTATTAGTGCATTTGATGATGTAGATTCTATTGTTAGTTCCATGAAAAGTTCAATTAGCTCTTTAAATAAAATGAATTGGAAAGTTTCAATAGGAATGGAATTAAGTGAGAGCGAAAGAAGTGACTACGTAAGTAATATTGATAGCTTCATTAGTGAGGCACAAGCTGCAATTGAGCAGAAACAATATGCACTAAGTCTTTCCCTTAATATACTTACTGATAACGATGCACAAGGACAAAGTATTCGAGATCAATTTAATACATTTTACTCGAATAGTTATGAAGAGCTAAATAGTCTAGGGGCAGAATTAAGTGAAACTGTAAATAAGGCTTTTGAAGATAATTTTCTTACAATTGATGAAGCAAAGGAAATAGCTGAGTTACAACAGCAAATAGCTAGTATAACAGAGAAGTTAGCTGGTAGTGAATTTGAAGCGAATTTAGAAGTTCTAGGAATGAAATATACTGGTGGAGAATTAGATGCAGAAGCATTTCAAAATTTGCAAGCTGAATTGCAACAACAAGTTAGTACAGCAACTGCAGATTTAGATGAAGCACTTAAAGTATCAATAGCTAGTGCTAAAGTTCAGTTATCAGAAGGCGCAATTGATTCAACACAGTATACTGATATGGTAAATGAATTTAAAGAAAATTATTTAGAGCAGGTTGGAACGATTGAACTGAAAGCTTCAAATTTCCAAACCGACACAATCATGCAACAGTATGCAGATGAACTTTCAACAGCTATGCCTAATCTTCAAAATACGATTGATAGTACAATGAATGAGTACATGAGTGATGGTATTAAAGAACAGTTTGGAAATAATACTGCAGCAATGTTAGAAGCAATGGTAAAAGAAATATCACAAGGTAATGAATTAGATTCAACAACACAGGCTGCTTTATCTGAACTATTTAATAAATTACAACCTAATTTAGAATCATTAGAGGCACTTAAAAGTAAATATCAAGAATATGGAATGGAAATCCCTGCATCTATAACAGAGGGTATAAATTCAGCAGCAGCAATTGGAGCACTTGGAGGAAATACAGGTGCTGTATGGACAATGTTAGGTGATTCAATGGCACAAAGTAATGAGTATACAGAGTTAATTAGTTCGCTTAAAAGCCAAGGAAATTATATACCTGAAACAATAGCCAATGCTATGACAGAGAATCGAGAAGTAATCAATCAAAAAAGTGCAGTCTTATATAATCAGATGAGTCAAGATATACAAACACTTTTTAGTGCTGGTTTTAATGTGAATGTACCATTAAATATAAATTATTCAGCTACGCAAAATACGAGTGGGCTTAAAAATTCGTTACCTAATATACCAGGATATGCAGGGGGTGGACTTATTACACAACCTACACTAGCAACATTTGCTGAACGTGTTCCGGAATATGCAATACCAATGGATGGATCTGAAAATTCGGTATCATTATGGCAGCAAGCGGGGCAGATGCTTGGAGTACTTCCTAAAAATAATAATAATGAATCAACCGGAAACAATGATTTATCAAGTCTTACTATTCCATCAAGTCCAAGTGGATTAAATGGAAATACAAATAGCATGCAAATAACTTATAGTCCAACGCTACAATTTAATGGAGGAACTCCAAGCAAGGAAGATATAGTTGATGCTGGAAGAACGAGTCAAGATGAATTTAATTCAATGATGCAGCAGTACATGAAAGACAATGGAAGATTATGTTTTCAATAGTTGAAGGGATGTAGAAGCATTCCTTTAACTGCTTCTAAGAAAGAGGATGCCTATGAACACATATACAACGAGACAAGGACAAACTTGGGATATGATAGCATTAGAAGTTTATGGTTCTGAATTTTACGCAGGATATTTGATGTCACAAAATGTTAAACTATTAAGTTATTTTATTTTTCCAGAAGGAATTCTATTAAATGTGCCAGAACTTCCAGAAAGTATAGAAGAAGTAGAACAACCTGATTGGAGGAGTGAATCATGACAACTTCTATAAAGCCAAGACAAACAAACGTAATTGTAAATTATGATGGAAAGAATTTAGATAAAAAAATAAGTGCTTATTTAGAAAAATTTGATTTTACAGATGTGGCAAGTGGAGAATCTGATAGTGTAAATATAACGGTTGCAAATAGAAATAAAAAATGGTTTTCAGCATGGCAACCCTCAAAAGGTGATACGTTAAGTGCAAAAATTCAGCAAAAATATTGGCAAAATTTTATAGGTAAGAAAAAAAGTATTACAACTAATTGTGGAAAATTTGTACTAGATGATTTGTCGTATCAAGGGCGACCATTAACTTGTACAATGAGTGCAGTGAGCATTCCTACAAACGATGCATTTAATTCGGATGAGATAACTAAAACGTGGGAGAATGTTGGATTAAATGAGATAGCAAGAACGATAGCAGAAGAAGCCAGTATTAACTTGTTTTATGATGCAAGTGATATTTATATCGAAGATATCGAACAAAACAATCAGACCAATTGTAAATTTTTATATAATCTTTGTAGTACATATGGGTTGGCTATGAAAGTTTATTCCAATAAAATTTGTATTTTTGATGAAGAAACCTATGAAGCAAAAAATTCGGTTGTAACGATTAATGAAAAAGACATGATAAGTTGGAGCTATAATACAACCATTGCAGGTACCTATACAGGTGCTACATTTAGTTTTACTGATCCTACTGATAATAGTGAATATATTATTAATATTGGTGATGGAAATAGAATTAAAAAAATTAATGTTACGGCAAATAGTTTGGGTGATGCAGAAAGTAAAGGAATTGCAATTTTAAATAATGAAAATAAAAAAGCAACGACAATGACAGTATCTATTCCAGCAAATCCAAATATTTATTCAAGTACAGTTGTTAAAATTAAAGGCTTAAGCAATTTAAATGGAAGATATTATGTTGATAAAGTAAAACATAATATTGGAAGCTCCTATACAATGTCTTTAACACTTAGGTTAATACAAGAACGTATTAAAACAGTTTCAGTAGAAGCGGTTGCAGCAGCTGAGAAAAAGACAGATTTAGGTGGAACACAATACACAATTGTAAGTGGAGATACCTTGTGGGCTTTAGCAGTAAAATACTATGGGGCAGGAGTACAGTATACGAAGATTTACAATGCAAATAGCGAAATAATTGAAAGTAAAGCGAAAGAGCATGGTAAAAGTGATTCAGACAATGGACATTGGATATATCCTGGTACAACCATTACGATACCAGCATAGGAGGTAAAATGTCAGATACAAATATTAGAATAGCAAAAGTATCTAGTGTTAATTATGCAACTGGAATGTTAAGAGTAACCTATACAGATAAAGGAAAAGCGGTTAGCACTGAGCTACCATATGCAAATCAAAATTCCGAATATTTTATGCCTAACCCAGGAGAATATGTACAGGTTAGTTTGCTTAGCAACGGTACAACGAAAGGTGTCGTTACTGGTACCTATTGGGGCAAAGGAAACAAACCACCTGAGAGTGGAAAAGGAATATATAGAAAAGACCTTTCAAAGACTCCAGGAGCTGCAATGTTTCGTTATGATGATGCGAGTGGAGATCTTCTGATTAAAGGTGCAAATGTACATGTAAATGGAGTTAATAAAGCTAAAATGACAGCTCCATATTTGGAAATTCAAAGTAATTATTCTGCAGATATTGAAATTCCAAAAATCAATTTATCAGGTATTAAAACAGAAATCAATTCAAAAGAAACAGATCTTATAGAAAATCTGAAAAGTTTGGAATCTAACATTAAAGAATTGCTTAAGATTACAAGCAAAACAGGAAATATAGAATTTACAGAAAAAATAAACATGAAAGCAAATGAAATAAATTATGACGTTGCAGGAATTGCAATAAAATTTAGTCAGATCATTGAACGGATTGAAGCAGTAGAGGCGAAAGTAGGGATAACATGGCCATAGGGAATCTTGGTAAATTAATTACATTTAAAACGAGTGATAAACGTATATTAACATTTTCAAATTTACAGCAAACCGTTAGTGGTCGTTGGAGTACACATGAAAGAATAATGAGAAAGCCATTGAGTGAATTCAATGGAGCTGATTTAAGAAGTATCACATTTACGATTCAACTTGATGCAATGTTAGGAGTAAGACCAAGAAAAACCCTAGAAAAGATTGAAAAGTCAGTAGAAAATGGACTGACCTACCCTATGGTAATAGGTGGAAAAAAGATAGGGAAAAACAAATGGGCTATAACTAAAATATCAGAGAAATGGAATGTAATATATAACAAAGGTGAACTTGCGAAAGCAACACTTGATATTTCATTGACAGAATATTTATAGAGGAGGAATCTCATGACAATAGATACGAGTAATATAATTGTTAATTTTAGTTATTCTGGAAATGAAATAGAAGATATTAAACGCTGTTTAGTTACGCTGTATAGTACGAAAGCTGGACAACAACCACTTGATAGAGAATTTGGTCTTGCATGTGACTTTATAGGAAGTCCTCTTGATGTATGTGAAAATC